CAAGCCTCGAGAGGGCTCAACCCGGTTCAGCTCGAAGATCACGTCCCCGCCTCGGTAGTCTGCCCTCCAGATCGATCGCTCCTGGAAGATGGCTGCCACCTCAGCGCCCGACACTACCCTCTGAATCACACCCCCGTTACCTGATAGCTCCTGCCTGCCTGACTGGACCGCAAGCGCAACCGATGTCCCTGGGTCAGGCCAGTTGAACGGATCGTTCAGAGCGCTCCAGTGGATCGCGTTGGGCACCAAGCCAAGGTCTGCATCTTCAACATTCCCAAGCACCACGAACGTCCCGATGATCCCGATATGGGCTGCTCGAGGGGCTACCGTGTTGGTCGTGTCTGGGTTGCCGAGGCGCTGAAAGTTGTTGGTGCCAAGCGTGGGGTTCAGGCGAAGGTCGAAGTACTGAGGATCGTCTGCGGGGTTCACAGCAATCACGTAATCGCCGAACACCTCGAACTCCCAGTAGAACTCCCCGACGCAGTTGTAGGCACCGCCCGTAGCCCGAGTCACATCCGATCGCTCAGAGGTCAAGGCTTGGAGGGTGGTGTCGGTGCCGGCGAAGTTGTACGGGTTCCCGTCGCGCTGGATACCAGCAATCGAGCCCCTGATACGACCCGGAATAGCACTGAAACCGTCTACGATAGAGAGCGCACCCATCGGCCCGTAGCCGCTCTGGATGGGTACCGTGTTGTTCGCTACGGCAAGGCCAGGATTGACAGATGCTGCGAGGTCAGGCTGGTAGGCTCCGAAGGGAATTCTGGTTGTCTGCTCTGCCATTTATCACACTGTGTACACTTCAGGGCGCATCCGCAAAGTACCTACCCCCGAGCGTGCTCTCCATTCCGACTGGCGTGTTTCTTCCTTGGCGTTTTCGTAGAGCGGTATCCAGGTCTGGAGGCGCTCATCGTTGCCCAAGTACGGAGCTGCTAAAGCGAGTGAGCCGAAGAGGAGGCAATCCGGGTACTGCTGCAAGATGCGGTTGGTTTGGATGTTCTTACTGAGGTGCTGGACTCCGGCCTTGTAGAAAAGCTCGTACTCGTCATCACCACCCGGCGTAGGACCGATGTAGAGCTTTGTGCCGTGAACGAATGCTCCCCGCTTCATGTTCCCATGCTGTGAGGGGCTTGGGCGTCCTTGCAGCGTATTCACGTGGTCATAGGAAGAGATCTCGATCTCAGGCTGCATGGTGCCACTGATGAAGCGGATGTACTTACCCACAAGATAGTCGTCAGGGAGTTGGATCCATTCTTGAAGGTTTACCGTGTTCCCCGTAGCTACCTTGTCCTGCATCATGAAGTCGACTGTGCGCTGGATGTCCGTCTCTGCGAGCCACACGAAGTCCGGGATCACATCCGACAGATCATCACGCGAGAGCCAATCCCCAATCACCTCGATCAAGTTGTCGTAGTCTAGGAACCTCAATTCTTACGCCCCCTAGTCTTCGCAGTAACGAACTCCCGGCGAGGCTTGCTCGAGAGCTTGCCACCATGGCTTCTGAACTTGCTGTACTCAGGATCGTCGAGCAGGGCCTTCACGTACTGCCAACCTTCGTCGGTCGTGAGGTCAATACCTTGGCGATAGAACTGGTCAACGACTGAGGCGGGGATGCGTGCTACGTGCTTCAAGTCTCGAGACTGGGAATAGCCATCGTGCCCGGAGTTCATGTCCGCCTGATTCGCCTTGAGAATGGTGGTGCAGTCCTCAACGGTCTCGATCGTAGTCTTCTGGTCGGAATCGTTGTAGTGGTGGATAGACACAGGGCCAGCGACTGCAGAAGCTACTGAACGAGACGATGTCTTCCTGCCATACCCACGATCACCCCTGAAGATAGGAGACTCGGAGAGGTCGTTGAATCGCTTTTCTAGATCATCCATTAAGGCACATCCGCTACGAGAGTGATCTGACCACCAGTGCCAGCGTCAACTGCGTCGTTGCCATTCCCAGACTTATCCACAATCGGGTTACCTGGAGCCGCATCGTTGTACCCCACTCCGTTGTACCAAGCGACCAAGTCAGTAGTGAACCCAGTCAGGTTAGCTAGATCGGGGGGGGTACCGTCGTTGTAGATCGCGAAGGCTTCGTCATCCGTCACAGGGCCTCCCCATATTGCGATCTCCGCTGCGTATCCGTTCCAGTAGGCGTTTGCAGCAGTATTGATGCCGGCCCACTTGCCAACGAACATGGGTATCGCCATCGCCTCTGCTAACGCACCACGGGTACCCACGTTGACTTGCCTGATTCCGTTTATGTACATGATCGCATTGCCAGCAGCGCCATCAGGATCCCACACACAGATCATATGGTTCCACTCACCAACATCGACATTTGCAGAGGCCTCAGCGTTATTGGCAGCAATGCTCCCCTCTTCAACAGCGAACTGCATGAACGAAGGCGTGGGCGGGTGATCGATGTAGACCATCCAGTTATCCGTGCCTAGAGTCCAGTCTGTAGAGGTCCCGATAGGGCCATGCCACTGACCGCCTCCATCTACCTTGTACCAATAGCTGACAGAGAACCCGGCTGTATTCGCGGTAGGCACCAAGGTGATGAAGTTGTCGTCCGTCTCCATCCAAGCCACAAACGTACCAATGCCGAAGTACAGTGAGTTCGTAGGCTGAACAGCGTATTCGCCGGCTTTCACATTCGTTTGCTTGGGGGAACCATCGGCAAGCGGAGTGATCCTGACCGTGGGCGTACCTGAAAGAGAACGGTGCATGATGTACGCAGCGCCTGAGGTGTTCACCAGGAGAGGAAGCCCGCCTAGAGGAAGGAGTGTCCCAGTCGCTGTAGTGATCGATCCGAACCCGCCCTCAGCCGTAGGCAGAATGACCACGTTGTCCGCTGAGGATTGGTTGGAGATCAAGCAGAACTTGGGCTGTGTATTCCCAGGCAGACGAGGAACGCCAACACCACGCCCAGAGGTAGCAGACACGTCAGTCCGGCTATTCGCGCCAATCTGAAGCACTGCGACCTCCTACCAAGCTATGGGGATTGCGTGAAGTATGGGCGTTGAGGCGATGGAGAGGTGAGAGATGACGTCGTTGCCAGCGAGTTGAAGCACCAGAGGAACGCCATCGTGAGGAACCATGAGGCCAGTAGCAGCGGTCACTGCAGTGCCACCCGTTTGCCCAGGTCGTATTGCAGCGTCACCCGCACCCTCGATCTGAATCACCGCATACTTCGCATTGATGGCCGTATCGAACACGGGAACTGCTAGCTCTGCCGCCACACCCGTAGTCACCGCAACCCCTGTACCGATCTGTTGGAAAGCCTCGGGAGGTGGGTTGCCGGACATGGGTGTGATGTGAAGCTCTGCGTCTGCGGCCCCGCTGCGGATGTACCCGATGTGACTGTTGCCGTAGCAGTTGATGAAGAGCGGGTACCCGCCCCAAGGAACGACGAAGCCTGTAACGGCCGTTGTGATCGTGCTGACCGTGGAGCTACCGCAACGAACGATACCATGGGTTACAGCAACCTCTTCCTGATTGACCATGATCCACTTCGGATTGTCACCGTTCGTAAGCGTAGGTAGGGCTATGTCGGCGGCTGCGGCTGCGGCAGTGACCGTGATCGAGTCGCCGTCTATTTGCATTGCAGGAAACATGGAGGCCCCGCAAGGAGGAGAGAGCGCCAGCCCTCCCCTCCCTATTCGATTACGCGGTTGTCAGGTCTGCGACGATTCCGTTACCGGACTGATTCGCAATCTCCAAGCACCACTCGGCGAGGATCGTGCGATCTTCCGCGTCACCGACCTTTGCCAGCGCGTGCTGACGGAAGGGGCGGAGATAGCAGAGGCTCCAGAGTTCGGGGGTGAACGCGTACACGTCAGAGGCTCGACTGAACCGATTTGGAATTACGCGATGTTCTCCGAAGTCGCTGACATACACGTCGATCGCAGCCACGAGCCGCTTGTCCTCACCCCTGTCGAAGCGAGTCGAGTTGCCAGTGAACCCAGAGATGACGGTCTTGTTGAACGGGCCAGCCATGATCGTGGTCGGATCGCCACCGTTGGTCCATGCAGCTTGGATGACACTCTTGAGATCACTCTCGAGCAAGGCGCGAGCAACGGAGACGCCACCCTCAACATCCCATGTGCCAGTAGCAGGAGTCCAGCCCGACGTATTGTCGGTAGATCCACTACGGTTGGTATGGGCGTTCCCTGCCGGATTCGCCGGGCCACCAATGTAGAAGACATCACTGAAGGCCGAGATCACCGATGCCGTTTGCCGTGCCACGCCGATCGAACCGAGAACGGAAGCCTGGTTGGTGAAGCACGTTGCTTCCATGTCACGCTTCATCTCTTTGGATCTCTTCGCAAGCTGGAAGGACAATTCTGAGGCACGCCCCGCCTTGTTGACCGCTTCCGTAGTGCCCGTGACCGAGATGCTCTTCGAGTTGATCTGCGTGTAGTTGAACGGGCGGATCGTGGCTACGGGGACCTCGAAGTCACCAGTCAGCGTCCGGCGTTCACCTTCGGGCTGAGCCAACGTACCGTCCGCCGCAGCGAGTACATCCATCTGCCAGTCGTGACGAGTGGAGGTTGCGGTACCTCGACCACACATCATGAAAAATGGTGTTTCAGTTGGCGATATATCATAAATAAGCGAGGTGAGGTCTTCCCTGATGCCTGCGATGTCATACGTCTCTGACGCACTAGCGAATACGGTAGTCATATGTCTACGTGCTCCTTGAAGAACTCCATTGCATCCGAAATCTCCCCACTCTCGTGGAATTTGTTTCGGGCTGCTTGACGGGCCTTCATCTGTTGGCGCTGGGGTCCTGATTCGTCACGCGCTGACTGTTTGACATGCTTCGCCGGTAGTCCACGCAAACGCTTACGGGTGAGTTTCTTGTCCTTGGTGAGCTTCTCGTACTGAGCGGCTTTCCAGAGGGTTGAGATGTCGGCGGCGGAGGCCATGCGCATCTGTTCGTCGTTGTAACCAAGCCTCGAGGAGTAGGACTGGATGTCAGCGAAAGCGGCCTGCCCAACCTTCTCATCACCTCGCCACTCCGGGTGAAGCACGAAGATCTTGACCTTCTCTTCCTCGATGTACTGGGCCTCTATGGCGTCAGACATCTCCTTGTGCTTCTGCTTTTCCTTCTCCATCAGGGCGACAGATTGCTCCGCTGCGTAGCGCT